GCCCGAAACTAATATTCCGTTGCCATTCGACCTAACCCCAGAGGAGGCCGAAGGTTTTCGTGAGCGGGCTAAAGCGGCATGCGCGTCCATCCAGGCACTGATCGATGCCGGTGCGAAAGTTAAAGTAGACGACGAATCATCTACCCAAGCGCATACAATTATTTCGTCAGAAGATTTTGTGCTACAGACAACACCGCCAGGAACTATTCTTAAGTTAGAGGCGATGCTAACTGAGTACGATCACGAGTTCCTTGAAGCTAATAGACGTATTGCTAATCTAGTAACTAACAAGCTACTGGAAGAGGTTAGTAGCAACGACCCAAAAACAAAGATGCGAGCCTTAGAGTTGTTAGGTAAGCGTAAAGGGGTTAACCTATTTAGCGATCAGGTTGAAGTTACGATCAAGCAAAAGCCACTTGATGAGATTGAGACGGAGTTAACTAGGCTGCTACAGAAGTATATTGGTGAAGCTGTTCCTGTAGAGGCTAAAGAAGTCCAGGAAAAGCCACCTGAGAAAAAACCTCTTAATCTATTAGATATAGATCTGGATGCTGAGCTTGGGTTGAAGGGGGATGAGGATGCAAAACGATCTGCTGACAGCCCTACGGAATAATCCAGCTTTACTTAAACAGATACCCGATGCAGTAAAGCCACGGGTGTTCATGCTATTGGAAGAGCTTGAGCAGCGTAAAGAATCCGAGCAAGCGCAAGTATCTTTCATGTCTTTTGTTAAGAAGGTGTGGCCTGGGTTTATACACGGTGCTCACCATGCAAAGATGGCTGCAGCTTTTGAACGGGTTGCTGAAGGTAAGGTAAAACGCCTTATTATTAATATGCCACCTCGACATACCAAGAGCGAGTTTGCTTCTTATCTATTACCAGCTTGGTTCTTGGGTAAGTTTCCTAATAAGAAAGTCATACAGACATCACACACTGCAGAATTAGCCGTTGGCTTTGGCCGAAAGGTGCGAAACCTTGTCGATCAAGACGTATATAAAGACATATTTCCAACAGTTGGCTTACAAGCAGACTCTAAAGCTGCTGGCCGGTGGGCGACTAACAAGGGTGGAGAGTATTTTGCTATCGGTGTGGGGGGTGCTGTTACGGGTAAAGGCGCGGATATTCTGATTATTGACGACCCGCACTCGGAACAAGAGGCTGCACAGGCAGAAACAAACCCAGAGATCTACGATAAAACCTACGAGTGGTACACATCCGGCCCACGGCAGCGTCTGCAGCCAGGGGGAGCGATCATTATTGTGATGACGCGGTGGTCTAAGAAGGACTTAACCGGTCAAGTTTTGAAAAGTGCAGCCCAAAGAAGCGGAGAAGAGTGGGAAGTTATCGAATTTCCTGCCATTTTGCCTAGTGATAGACCGCTTTGGCCTGAGTTTTGGCCCAAAATTGAGCTTGAGAACCTGAAAAAAGAGCTTCCACATGCAAAATGGATGGCTCAGTACCAGCAAAACCCCACTTCTGAGACCTCTGCCATCGTTAAACGTGAATGGTGGAAGGTTTGGGAGGACGATGAAGCGCCAAATTGCGAATTTACGGTAATGGCTTGGGATACGGCGTTTGAAAAAAGCAATCGTGCCGACTATTCAGCGATGACTTACTGGGGTGTGTTCTATAAAGATGATGAAAACGGTATTCCACAGGCTAATATCATCCTACTCAATGCCATGCGAGACCGGATGGAGTTTCCAAAGCTTAAACAGGTAGCATTAGAGGAATATAGAGAGTGCAAACCAGACTCCATCATCATTGAAAAGAAAGCTTCAGGGGCACCGCTGATTTATGAGATGCGGGCTATGGGTATACCTGTGCAAGAGTTCACACCAAGTAAAGGGAATGACAAGATTGCACGGTTAAATGCGGTGGCAGATATATTTGCAAGTGGTAGGGTGTGGGCACCGAACACACACTGGGCGGAGGAAGTGATCGAAGAGGTTGCAAGTTTTCCTGCTGGCGATCATGATGACTACGTGGACTCGGTGTCTTTGGCGTTAATGCGCTTTCGTAAAGGTGGGTTTGTCCGCACTCTGTTAGATGAAGAAGACGAGCCTGTGTATTTTAAAGGGCGGCGTCACCTCGCTTACTATTAGGAATAGATCATGGCTACAAGCAGTTTCTTTGATAAGTCGTTAAACCAAGCGCCGATGGGGCTGTCCGATAGAGACGAGCTGGAAGAAGGCCCAGGTATTGAGATCGAGATTGAAGATCCTGAGTCTGTATCTATTGGTCTGGGTGGCTTAGAGATTGTGATCGGTAAAGAAGATATTGGCGATGAAGAATTTAATGCCAACCTTGCCGAGAAGATGGACGAGAAAGAACTATCCACACTAGCTGATGATCTGTGTGCTGATTTTGATGATGACATCTCATCCCGTAAAGATTGGATGCAGACGTTTGTTGACGGTCTTGATTTATTAGGATTGAAAGTTGAGGATCGTACTGAACCTTGGCCTGGAGCTTGCGGGGTACATCACCCACTGCTGACCGAAGCAGTTGTGAAGTTTCAGTCAGAGACCATCATGGAGACTTTCCCTGCAGCAGGACCAGTCCGCTCTAAGATTATTGGGGAAGAAACCAAAGAGAAGAAAGAGTCCGCTATGCGTGTGCAGGCGGATATGAACCACCAGCTTACCGATGTGATGGTTGAGTACAGACCTGAGCATGAGAAGATGTTATGGGGGCTGGGCTTATCGGGTAACGCGTTTAAGAAAGTTTATTACGACCTACGGCTTGGTCGGCAGACATCGATGTATGTGTCAGCAGATGATCTCGTTGTGCCTTATGGTGCTGCCAATATTGAGACGGCTGAGCGTGTTACGCATGTGATGCGTAAGACTAAAAACGAGTTGCAACGTCTGATGGACGCAGGGTTTTATATTGATATTGATCTTGAAGATCCCACGGACTCGCTTGATGAAGTAGAGAAAAAGATTGCGGAGAAGATGGGGTTCAGGGCGACAACGGATGATCGCTACAAGATCTTAGAGATGCACGTTGACCTGGATCTACCAGGGTTTCCTGACAAAGATAAAGATGGGAAAGAGACTGGGCTTGCTGTGCCGTATGTTGTGACGATTGAGAAGTCCAATGGCAAGATCCTCTCTATCCGAAGAAATTGGAAACCAAGTGATGATCTAAAGCAAAAGCGTCAGCACTTTGTTCACTACGGCTATATCCCAGGCTTTGGCTTTTATTACTTTGGTTTGATTCACCTGATTGGTGGGTTTGCTAAGTCGGGTACATCGATCCTTCGTCAGCTTGTTGATGCTGGTACGTTATCAAATCTTCCTGGTGGGTTTAAGACCAAGGGCATGCGTACGAAGGGTGATGACACACCGTTCTCCCCTGCTGAATGGCGCGATGTTGATATTGGATCTGGAACGCTAAAAGACAACATCATGCCGCTCCCGTACAAGGAGCCTTCGCAGGTGTTAGCTGCGCTCATGGACAAGATCATTGATGAAGGCAGACGGTTTGCGTCGGCTGCTGATCTTAAAGTCTCTGATATGTCCGCTCAGTCCCCAGTTGGGACTACGCTAGCAATTCTTGAACGTACACTGAAAGTGATGTCTGCTGTTCAGGCACGGATTCACTACTCAATGAAACAGGAGTTCAGGCTCCTGAAAGAAATTATTGCTGACTATACGCCGGAAGAGTATGAATACACGCCGGTTGATGGTAGGCCCAGAGCTAAAAAATCTGATTACGACAATGTGGATGTAATCCCTGTCAGTGATCCGAACGCTGCGACAATGAGTCAGAAGGTTGTGCAGTATCAGGCAGTCCTTCAGTTGGCTCAGACCGCACCCCAGTTGTACGATTTACCGTATCTCCATAGGCAGATGCTTGAGGTTCTCGGTATCAAAAACGCTGAGAAACTCGTGCCGATGGAGGACGATATGAAGCCGGTCGATCCGGTTTCGGAAAACATGGACTTGTTCACCAACAAGCCCGTCAAGGCGTTTATCTACCAAGATCACGCCGCTCACATCACAGTGCATATGTCCGCACTGCAAGACCCCATTACAGCTCAAGTTCTTGGTCAGAGTCCAAACGCTCAAGCCATGCAAGCTGCATTTATGGCTCACATTGCCGAACATTTTGCGTTTCAATACCGCAGAAACATTGAAGACAAACTTGGGGTTCCCTACCCCGCACCCAACGAAGAGATGCCCGAAGAGTTGGAGTTGGAAGTCTCTCGCCTTGCCGCAGCAGGTGCTCAGAAGTTGTTGCAAGCCAATCAAGCAATGGTGCAACAGGCACAAGCACAGCAGCAAGCACAAGATCCGATTGTGCAGATGCAGCAACAAGAGCTTCAACTACAGGCTCAAGAGTTGCAGCGGAAAGCACAGAAAGATCAGACCGACGCACAACTCAAGGCAGCTCAGATCGACACCGAGCGTATGCGTATTCAGTCACAGATGGACCTCGAAGGTGCTCGTCTTGGCGCACAAATCGCCAAAGATCAGATGGAGCAGGAGTTCCAGCAAGGCGTTGAAGCCGTACGTAATGAGATCGAGGGC